CTCTTTCCTCAGTTTTTTGTCTTTCCTTTTCTTTTCTTTTGCGATTGTTTTCACTTTGTTGAATTAAATACGTACTACCAATAACGTCTTCAATCTTTAAAACTTTCTTTTTAATAACTAAAAGACTGCCACCAGGTCCTTGAGTTTCTTTATCAGTAGGTTTTAAAAGTTTTTGAGATATATTAACATCTTTTTTATAAAGAATATTACTTACAGGAACCAAAAATGGTTTTTGAGTTTCTGTAATTGCACCACCAGGACTTCCAGAGGGTAATAATTTTTTAGAATCTATGACTGCCATATCATCCTACCCCCATTAAATCAGAGATACCAAGAGATCGGATTACCATTTCTCTATGAGGAATTCTGGCAACAACTGCAACATCTGGTATTTGTGTCCCTGTTTTAACAGGAGCATTTGGTTTTTTGCCTGGTATTGTTTGCGGAGGAAGAACAATTGTTTGGGTTCTAGAAATGATCGTAGGAGTTCCTATAGGCATTGCCCTTGACTGAGGACCCATAACCGCAGGATGTCTTCTGAAGAAAGTATCATATCCATCAGGTTCATATCCATATTGACGCATTATTTCTATTTGTTTTTTCGTAGTTCCTTGTATAGTTTGAACATTTTGCTGAAGATTTAAATTCAAACCTGAAGATGGTCTAGGTTTAGATCCAGAGAAACCAGACATTGTAGTTTTAGGAACACTTATGTGCCTACCAGAAAGAGGTCCACCTTGTAACGTACTTAGTGTGCTGGGAGCACTTGGGGATGCATTATATCTCTGAGCTGCTGCAGGAGAATAAGTTTGATTTAAAGGTAAATTTCTAACGCCCCCAATGTTCATTCCAAACAATTTATTTTGATACCCAAGATTCATTCCTTTAGGTGCCATCACAGTTCCAGTCCCAGGCAATCCCAATCTTCCCAATGCACCAATCAATCCACCACCTTGAGCAAGTTGAATGTTATTTACCATTCTTGGAATGTTTGTTCCACCTGCTTTTTTGTTTAATCCCAAGAAGAAGTTTGCACCATATTTGTCAACTGCCTTTTTAGACATCATAACTTCGCCAGGTTGTGCGGCAATCAATTGAGTATCAGGACCTGCTCCCGTAATTCTTAGTCCACTACCATCATTAATTCCACCACCTTCTTCAAAAGCAATATCCTTTACATTTACAATTTTATCAACTGCGCCACCACCAAAGAATGATTTTCTTCTCACTCTACCACCACCATTAAACATTCCACCAAGTCCTCTCTGAAGAACTTGTTCTTGTTGAAGTTGTGGAGGAGCAGGAGTTTTTCCTGTTTTAGCAGTTTCTTGAGGTGTTACTATGGATTTATCAGTTTTCTTTTGCTCTGCTCTAAACTTCTCATTCATTTGAACAGCAGCATATGCCCCAGCACCAGCAGCTGCTGTACCAAAAATTAATGGATTAGACGCCATGAATCTAACCATTTGAGGAACGAATCCTCTTAACATTTTGAGAGTTCCACGAACAAATGCACCAAGTGGAGTCAGAAATAATCCAGCAGCAAATGCTAACGAAGGCCACCAATCCTTTAAAAATCTACCAAGAACTTTTACCTTCTTCTCATTTGCAGGATCAGCAAACCATTTTAAAACTTTATCAACTAAAAATCCAATCAAAGTAAACTGAACGAATCTCATGATTCTATCAAGAATACTTTGGAATGGTGCTACTAAAGTTTTAACCAATCCAAGTGCTTTCTTTAGTGGTTTTTCTAATTCTGCTTCTCTCTTAGTTCTTCTTCTTTGTTCATCAGACTTTTTACTTTCTTCTGCTTTTTTCTTCTCTGCTTTATTTTGTTCTGTAATACTCTTTAGTAATCTATCAAGTGCTTCACTTATATCTTTTACATCTTCAGAATCTCCCCCAGCAGAGATTGCTGGTTGGGGTATTATTGCTTTTGAAGTTAGATAAAATCTTTCAGTAGAAACTTTGACAGGACCAGTTACGCCAATGTTTTCTGCTGTAATTTTTTTCCTCTTTATTTTGAATCTACCAACCTTTCCCTTTACTTTTCTAAATTCCTCAACAAGTAATTCATCCTCTTCTGTAGAAAGTTTTTTACCAAAACTCCTGGACGCAGCAAGTCTTTCTTTTAGAAGAGTTACATATGTTCCATAATCAATATCAAAAACCTCATTTAACCCAAGAAGTTTTAATACTCTTTCGTCTATATTTTCGTCAACTAAATCTTCCTCACGAGTGCCTTCATACAAAGCAAGAGCGGATTCTTTCTTACCCTCCGCTCTTATAGTTGCCAGTAAATCATCTAACTCGTCAGGACCCATTTTGCTGCTGCTTAAGTTTTTCTTCTTCTAAATGAGCTCTTAATAATTCAACATAGATGTCTCGTTCCCAAGGCATCATGTTTTCAATCTCTGTTAATGAATATTTATGGTACTGCATCAACGAAAAATTAAGCTTGAAGTAACTCTCCAAGTCCATATGGACTAGGGCTATGCGAAAAAACTTGAGAGTCCCTCCAGCACAACAGTGCTCTCAACTTCAGTTTTGGGATTTGTGACCTTGACTTCATGAGAAAGTTTGGGCATTGATTCAAAGAACTTCTCAATCTCTTTAAATTGAGTTGAGTTCATTTGCTCTAGAAACTCTATCAGTTCTTTCTTAGTACAGTCTGCAGCAGCCCAGACTTCTTCTTCATTATAAATCTTATCAATACATGCGGCAACTAGATCAAATGATTGATCCATTGCACCATCAGAACTAAAATCAAAATTGCTCTTAATGAACTGATCCAATGATGGATACTTCATCTCCATCACAATTGACTTGTCAACTTGGATTTTGTTAGTATGCTCTTCTTTCTTTTCTACCTTGATATCATCAATACTGATTTTGACAGGAACATAAGTCTCACCATCATCAGGACAAATAATATTCACTTCAATCTCTTCTCCAACAGATTTACCTCTGATGTTTAGGAAGAGATATTCAATATCAAATGTAGGTAAAGTTTCTACTTTGATTCCTTTTGTATGAATACAAGATTTGATTACATTTTTAATCGCAGTTGTAATCTCTTTCGTATTCTCACTTTCTAATGCTAATACTAATAGTTTTTCTTCTTTGACTAGAAATGGACGGTACTGAATTGTTTGTCCAGTAGAAGGCAATTCCAACTCATACGTTGGCGTAGAGATCTTTGGTAAAGGCATAATATCCTATAGATGTTTCAGTGTGACTATTTATTGTTGCTGTAATCGTTGTTGTTGTACTGTCCCACCAGTCAATAATCCTTGCTCTGCAAGTTGAGCTTGAAGAGGTCTATTTGGATCAAGACCATTTATATTAATTTGATCGCCATTTGGACGATTGAGAGAGATAGTCTCTCTAGGAGGAACAATGTTTTCTCCACCACCAACAATATATCTTGAATAGTTAAATGACACGGTACACTTTAATAATTGAGATGATTCATAAGAAACTGGCATTGAATCAATGCTAATTGGATATGCGTTTAAAAATCTATACTGAAGTATTCTACCAGTATAATCTCTTTCAAATTTTTTCAAATAAATTTCTGTTTGATATTGTTTTGGAAAATTAACTCTGTAAAAATGATTTAGATTTTCAATGCCAGGTATTCCATTAGCATCAGCAAATTGTTCATTTACAATATACGAAATCCAATTTTCAAAGAAGTAAATTATATTATAATCATGATCAACATAAAATGTAAATGATGCTCTATCATCATACTGTCTTCTATATACATGCCTTTCAGTTACACCACTGTAATCATTATTAATTTCATGAGTTGCTAATGATGATCCAGGGAGAGATGCTTCAGAACATGATACAGAGAAAAATTCTGAATTGCTTCCATAAGCAATCCCAAGTCCAGCATTTGCCTTTTGCGACATCCACTCCTGAACTAAACTTGGTGGGTTAAACCAGCACTGAAAATGAGATGTTAAAGCTGGATTTAAAATAGACGCTTTTAAATCTGACAATACCTTTTTAGATGGACTAGGTGCAGGCATCTATCTATAAATACTTTTACTTGATATATTATGTAGTAAGGATAATGGCAGAAAGTATTAAAAGCAAATACAAACCAGAATATCCTAAAAAGTATAAGGGTGATGCAAACAACATCATCTGTAGAAGTAGTTGGGAAAGACGTTTCTGTAGATGGTGTGACTTGAATGAAAATATAATTTCTTGGGGGAGTGAAGAATTTTGGATTCCTTATGTTTCTCCTGTAGATAATCGTGTTCACAGATATTTTCCAGACTTTATTATTAAAGTCAAAGAACAAACTGGAGAAATCAAAACATATGTGATTGAAGTGAAACCAAAGAAACAAACTGTACCACCAAAACAAAAATCAAGAGTGACAAAATCCTTTCTTCATGAAGCAAAAACTTATGCAGTGAATCAAGCAAAATGGAAAGCGGCAGATGAGTGGTGTAAGGATAGACTAGTACAATTTAAAGTCATCACAGAAGACGAATTAGGTATCAGGTAATGGCATTAACTGGATACGAAAGACCATTAACAGAGTATTCTAAAAATGAACTAGTTCAGATTGCTGCAAAATATACAATATACTATCAAACTGCATCTGGAAAAGGTGCTATTGGTAATTATCAATCTCTTTCAAAGCAAAGATTAATAGAATTAATTGAGAATGATTCTGATTATCAAAAAGCACAACCAAGATCAAGAGTTTCCATTTTAAAGAATAGAATTAAAAACTTAAATGATCCAGAAGATATTATGCTTGAGATAATTTCTGTCTTCAGAGATCTTGAATTTATACCAGATGTTGGAAAATATTATACATTTATCTACAACGCCAAAACTCCAAACCTCAAATATGACCAGCATCCTTTAATTGCAACTCTTGAAGTTTTTTCTTGGGGATTTAGAGGACTTAATTTTCATTGGGAGAATGTTGACATAACACAATGCATAAGAAACTATACTTGGAATGAAGTCGCTGGACAAC